ACTTACTTAACCTTTCAATGAACTCCTCATAAGGTATAGGGTCAACTACATTAACATGTTTTAACAAGTCTTTATGTTTTATCACGTTAGGGTTAGGATGTATAGGTAAGGTAAAAGTTAGCTCAGGGTTTTGCTCTGCTATCGCATCTAAAGCTGCAAACCACTCAGCCATTTTAAAGTGATTCTCTCTTCTATGTAATGTTACTAAAACTTCATCACCGTACTCAGGCTCTAAATGAGTTAAATTATCACATACGGTATTACCGACAACCTGTAAATGTACTTTATTAGTGGAGGTTTTCTCTCTCATTATATTTTCATAGTTTTCAGCAGTTGGACACAAATGCACGTCTGCGAAACTAGAGATAGTTTTACGATAGAACTCTTCAGGATACGGGTGCTGTAAGTTGTACGACCTTAACCCTGCCTCTAAATGAATAACTTTAATTCCTCTATGAAATGCTGCTAATGCAACTGCGAAGGCAGAGGCAGTATCTCCTTGAACTAAAACATATTTAATATCATGAAATAGAAACTCTGTATTTGCAACAGCAGCGAAAGCAGCATCTAATCTGTTTTCACATTTAGGGAATTCTAATTTATAATCATATTCCCCTTGAGCTAAGTCCTCATGTTGTCCTGTAAACAATACCATATAAGGTAACTTAAGTTTCTCGATAATAGGTTTTATCTTAATCCATTCAGGTCTAGTACCGTAGCTTAGCAATATCATTTACTGTCTCCCATCCGTTATCTATTCCATGCTTTACACATTCATCTCTTTGTTGATAAAACAAAGGTATGGACATTAGACTTCCATTTGAACTTGCTTTATCATCAGTCCCATACTGCCACCCTAACACTGAAGAATGTAAGTGCGGTGTGTACTTAGAGTGAGGAGGTACGAATGTTTTTATACCTCCATATCGTTTAGCACAATAGCTGAACTGTATGTCCTCTCCATTGTCCCAAGTGAAAGGTTTTTCTATCCATAAATACTTAAGCCACTCCCTTTCAAAGAACCAAGCGTGTCCTACTAAGTCGACTTCCTCTACATCTTCATTAGGAGGTTCTCCGTTCCAACCCACTCTTTCATGGTCAACATAACTCATGGAGTTGAGTTTCACTCCTGCACCGCCTAGGATACCTCTGTAACCTCCTTCCATACAACCCATGCAATTTATAAACCATCCTGGAGCAGGTATGGTATCATCATCAAACATAGCTATGTATTTTGTATCAGCGAGTAGTGCTGCTGCAAACCTTCCATAATATTTCCAATTATAGTCATTCCTAAAAACTTTATCTATATCATACTTACTCGCATCAAAATCTTTATTATCTTCATGCGCATTAATCCAAAGCCAAATCTCCTTTGGTTGGATGTTTTGATTTCTTATAGCTTTAATCTGCTCTTCGAGATACTCTTCCCGACGATATAGATTAAGAATAACTGTTATATCTCTAGTAGGTTTTTCCATTGTAATAATATTTCTTGAGGTTCCTTATACTCTGCTCCTGATTCAGCAGAATCTAGTCCATGATAATGTGTGCCTGTAGCCTCGCACTCAGCTTTAATTAAATTAAAAGTTTCACTTAACGAGCTATGATATACATCTGTAATACCGTCATACATCTTTTGAGTGTTAGGCTCATAACCATTGATGATAGCTTTACCGTCATCTACAAAAGATTGAACGTGTTCTGCGTAATAAGGTTGGTCTGTAACTAAACCGTAAAGATATACTTTATCAAACCCATCATCTAATGCTCTTTGAATGGATACGTGTGTGTTTTTATTTTTATCCACGCTTCCAATGACTCCCGCTTTTTTACCCGGATGAGATTCTGTTTTATTTAACTCAGTAATGATATTAGGTATAACCTTTCCAGGAACACCTTGCCAGAACATTTGAGAATTAGAAACGTAAACAACATCATCCCAAAAAGGTTTAACCTTTTTCACTTCATAAACATCTTTCTCGTGACAAGCTAAAATAACTTTTTTAGATGCTTCAGGTCGTTCAGGAAACTTCAGGTAATGTATAATTAAAATCTCATCTTTTTGATTGACTTGTGCCTCAGCTATATGACCTGATTTGCATTTATCTCTATGGTAATCATGAGGACCATAGAAAGTACAGTCCATACCATTAGCATTCATGTAATTACAAAGGTTTATAAAGGAGGTAGTAGAACCTCCAGGATTAGACCAACCAGATATTATTTTAATTTTCGTCATTGTTTATAAGTTGTTTGTATAAATCTAAACGGTGATGTATAACTTTATTAATGTCATACCTTTCATTAACAATGTCACTTAGATTCTTACCCATCTCTCGTGCATGTTTCGGGTCTTTAATACATTTAGATAAAGCCTTAACCCAATCTCCTATTTTATTTTCTTTTGATATTAAATATCCTGTTACGCCATTTTCAATAACCTCATCATAACATCCACAATCAGTGGCTACTAAAGGTAACCCATACCTACCTGCTTCCATTAACTTAATCTCAGATTTAGAATCATTGAAATCATTCCATTCAAGAGGAGCTATAGCTACATCTATGTCTCTATAAAAAGCTCCATACCTATCCGATGGCATTGCGTTGTATACTGACCAATTCCTATGCTTAGTTCCACCTGTTAGCAACCTTTGATATTCATCCCATACATTCTGTTGCCAATCATTAGGGTCTACATCAGGAGTTAGTGGAGGTCTTCCAAAGAATTGCCAAAAAACTTTCTCAGGACCTACTCTACCGTTAAGGCTAAGACCTAGACCTCTAATCTGTTTTACATCTTGTTCGTGATGGATACCTCCTACCCAACCAATCCTACATGGTTGTTTAGATTTAGTTCTATACTGTCTCGGTAAATTCCAACAAGGTAAATCGAAATCAATAGCATTCTTAATAACTGCTAAAGTACCTGAACAAAATTCAGATATGCGATGTGCGAACTTAGCTTGTGTTACTGTTACAAGGTCAGCGTTATAATAAAGAACTTTGGTTAGCTCATCTAGTTTTCTTTCTTGATACACATCGTAAAGCCTATGACCTTTGTAAAGATTGGTAAGTAAATCATCAGTATCGTAATGAATAAAACAACCATGGTCTTTTGCTTTCTTATACAGCTCTATCATAAACTGAGGTCCAAAGTTAGATATGTTCTGTGTCATCATGATATCAGCCCATTCTAAATCTTCAAACTCCTCACCCATAGCTCCTGTCTCTGCATTCCACCCTAAAGGGTTCTGATTAAACCGAACCTCTACATCATCAGCGCAATGTTGTTGTAACTTACCAAAAGGCATTAACGCACGGTAATAACTACAGCCACCTTCGTTTGCTGCTACCACTAATATTTTTAATTTATCTTTCATAATAAAAAAAAGGGTTACTCCGTGAATCTTTTGATTTAGTACACGCGATGCACTGATAGTATTCTAGAGTAACCCCCAAACAAAAAATGTTTCTACTTAAGTCCCTTTAAGTGTTTTAGGTAATCTTCTCCATCTTCTTCAGACGATGTAACTACATCTGCAGCTTGTCTCGCCTGTTCCACAATATCGTCTCCTGTAATCCCTAGGGACAAAGACTTTAACTCATCATAAGATGCAGGTTTTACCAGACCTTGAATGTCGTGAAGCTTGTCCATCCAAACTGCCACTTCTTGGTCTGTGCCCGCTTCTGATTTCGCAGGTTTTGGAGAAGACTTATCATAGTTTGGCCATTCTCCTGATTTATCTTTTACGATTTTAAAATCATTACCTGTCTTAAGATTAGTAATGTCTCCGTAGTCATCATCAAAGAAGCAGTCTAAAATCTTACTGAATAACTTAATACCTACAGATAGAATTTTGACCTCACCTGTTTCACGCTCTACTGCGTTTAAATAGAAACGCTTGCGAGCTTTGATTTGACGAGCAATGCTCATATTACCCTCGTCCTTAGTGTTCCATAATTTAAAACTTAAATCACATAAAGGACACTCATGCCCTTGAACTTTAGGACAATGATAGTTCTTATCATTGATTCGGTGAATGCCTGTCTCTGCATAGAAGTTGTCATCCTCAGTCTTTCCAGGAAGTATCCTTACCTGAGTCGTACCTTCTTCCATCATCAAAAACTTCTTAAGGAAGTCTTGAGTGTCAGCGGCAGGCTGCTTATTGATTTGATTATATTTTTTACGTAGTTCTTCGATGTTTACCATGTTATTATTAGTTGTTAATTAGTTGAAAATAGTTTTGCTTCTGCTCTTTTGTTAGCAGAGATTTGCACAAGACAATCCTTTTGATGGTCGAGTGCGTTGACTAGACTTTTGGCTAGAGTGTATTTACCGTCAGCCTTTGCTAGTTTATTTTTAAGTTCTACAATCTCAGGGACTGAAAGAACATATGAGTTTAGTGCAGTCTGTGCAACCTTCTTACCTGTGGAAGCCATTTCGGCAGCTCTCTTCTTCATAGTGATGGACTCTTGTTTGTCCAAGTCTATAGACAGCTCGTCTCTAACTTGCTTAGCGTATGATAGAAGTCCTGCAAAGTAAGCATAGATAGCAGAGTGATTCATCAATGTGTTATCAATCTCTAGCTCACTAATCTGTAAATACTTTTTAGATATCGTAAGGTAGTCGTCTTCAAAAGTATCGTATAGTTGTACAATCTCGTTATTCATATCTCAGTATATTATAGCTTTAATATTGAAAAAATTTAATCTTGATTGTAAGGTTTTTCAAACAGATACAAGAATAGTTCATGATTCAAAGATGCAAACAATTGGAAACCGTTTGACGTGATGGTAGTTAGGAATTCATTCTTGATTCCAGGCATCTCATCATCATCTCCTAAGCCGAACATATGAAAA